ATGAACCCAACGGTTACAGAGAAACTGATTCTTCAGATGCTTTGTGATATTCACAAGCGCTTGGATATTCAGGACAGCTATGATCCGACTTTAATTTCCAAGGCACTTGCTTCGGATGACTATTGGGTCTTGGATTGGGCCTATGACATTTCTGAGCCTGGCACGCCGACACCGCCGCATGTTACGGCTGTCGTAGATGCCTTGGATATGTACAGTTTCTTGAAGGAATCGTTTGAGGCTCTCAGCCCGCAACAAAGGCAAGCGTTGGAAGCCGCAGTTCCAAATGTAGCTGCTCGAATCGATTTCCCTGGTTTCGATGGTAACAATGAGGGCCGTTACCGCACTGCCGCACGTTACCTTACTAATGAGCTTGATCGCTTTGAGTCGATGAAGGCTGTTGCAGATCGCAACTCCCATACACGGATGGTTGATGTATACGGACGAATGGTGGCGGTTTTCGAGCCTATTCGGGACGGCTTGAGTGATCGCCTTATGAATGTCGATGAGATTGTGAAGGTATTGGATGCGCGGATTCATCCAGCCAATCGTTGAGTGAAGGCAGGCCCATAGGGCCTGCTCTTAATCAAAACCCATCATCTTCGAAACGATTTCCGCCATGCTTTTGGTGTCCTTGGAGATCCAGCGACCGTAGTGCTTGCGCACCATGGTCGTGTCACTGTGGCCGAGTTGGCGGGCGACCCATTCAATCGGCACGTAGCTCGACAGTGCTTGGCTCGCGAAAGTGTGGCGTGCCTGGTTGGCGCCTCGATGGCGAATGCTTGCTTTCTCCAGGTGGGCGGTAAACCAGTTGCTCACGGTCTTGCCGTTCCACAGCAGGCCGCTCGTGGAGCTGCGGAATAGGAAGCGGACCCGCTCGTGCTTCTTCGTGATGTTGTCTCGCTGCACTACCGTAATGTGCGTGGGCTCGGCATCCTTCGCTTCAGCCACGATCATGGTCAGCAACTCCAAGGCCGGCGCGATCAGCTCCACCGTGCGGATGCGCGAGCGTTCCTTCGGTACCTTGAATTCCCCTGCGACCAGAGCGCGTCGAATTGTCAGCGTGCCGGCCACCAGGTCGACGTCCTCTACGCCGGCCGCGATCAACTCGGACAGAGACAGCCCGGCCCAACAGTTGAAGACGATCATCCGGCTGTCTGGCATTCGCTCAGGGTCAGTGGTGGCTATCCGCTCGATCTCGCTCCGGGTGAACGGATCGGCGAATTCACTATCGCTATCAGACTGGATGTTCTCGATGCGCTCCAGGGGGTTGAGCTTGATGATCTCATCGCTAAACGCATCCCCCCACACCCCCCGTATAATCGTGAAGACGTCGTTTACGGTTTTCGGTTTGAGGCCGTTAGTGAGTAGCTCGGCTTGGAATAATTCAAGCTCGCTCTTGGGGATGCTTGCGATGGCTCTACCTGTGAATTTCTTCCTAACGTGTTCGGACTTGCTCTTGTAGTTGATGAACGTACTGTGAGCTTTTTTGACTTTGGCAACTTCAAGCCATTGAGCTATCCCTTCGTCCACAGTCCTTTTGGCGGGCTCATTGGGAAGCTCTTGTCGGGCTTTGAGCCAAACCGAATCAGGGAAGTGTGCCGCATAGTCGAAGCGGTTTTCCTTGATCTCCGCAAGTATCGTTCTGCGTTTGTTGTCTGCATAGGCAATGGCGGCCTTGTTGATTTTGGCAACGTTACGTAGAGGCTCGCGGCGGCGTTCGCCTTCATACATGAAGGCGATCCGCAGAAGATTGCCGTTGATGTCGACGCCCTTAGGCAAGGCGTCGACACCTGGTGGAAGCTTCACGCTCATGGACGGCCGGCCATCCAGTTTTCGATTTCAACGCGGTTGTAAACAATGACGTTGGCTGGATCGGTCCGCCATTGTTTCTCCTCAAGCCAGATTCCACGATCGCGGTATTTGCGAACGGCTTCGGTGCTGAGTCCGAAAATCGGGAACAGAAGTTCTTTTCGTATCCATGTAGACGGTGTTATTAGAAGTTGCACCGTTTCGCCTTGGTTGGCAGCTTCATGGATTGGCTTAATCTGTGGCTTGGCCATTAATGTGTTCTCCAACTTACCTAATAGGACGCAGGCGCTTGACCTGCTGGAGTTTCTTTGCGGCCACATTGGCCATGTAGGATTCCCATTCCACGCTTTTCTGCTGTTGCCGGAGTTGGCTGCAGCGGGCATGGTTTCGGGTTGAGCGTGCTTTGCCGCAGATGTCGCACATCGCCGGAAGGTCGAGGCTATGGGAGGCAATGCGCGGCCGCGTTCTTCTCGAATCAGTCATGGCGCTCCTCCAGCACGCGGCTGTAGTCGATCCGGTAGCGCTTCCCAGTTTTGATGTTCTGGACGGAGATCGTCCCTGGGTGGGCTACGTTGGGGTGGCAGACCACCTCGACGTGCGCGTGATGTGTGCCCCGGTCAACCATCAGCTTGCTTCCGATTGGGTAGGCATGCTCAACGGCGGAGTTCAAGTTGCGTCGGGCTGCCTCCAGCCAGGCGCAGGCAGCATTGAGGTCGTGGGAAGGATTGATGAGGTCGGGCATGTCGCCCTCCGCTTTGTCGAGGCTGCGGCAAGGCGTGGCATTGGTGCAGGGGACACCGCAGAGCAGGGTGTTGCTGTCGGGCTTGCAGCCCTCGGCATTTACCTGGCGGTGGCGCTCGATCTCTGCGATAAGCTCCAGAACATCTGTTGGCGGTACCATGATCCTGTACACGACGGACGTGGTTTCATTCGACGGCTTAGCAGCGGCCCATTCAGCCGCCCACTTGAGTTGTAGGATTTCCATGCGTGTAGTGGTCACAGCGAATACCTCTCATGGATTCGGCGAGCGTTTGGGCTCAAGGCCAGGTGCCCAAGGTTTGTGGCGCTGTTTACAGTCGTAAGCGTGCCTTTCGCAGCGTGGCTGGCAGTGCTGCTGCGGCTCAGCTCGGCCAGTGAGGCGATTAGCGCCATGGCGAGCGCGAAGCTGATCAGCTGCCAGATGCGTACTGGGTTAGGCATGGATGCCAGCCTCTCGAACGTGGTTACGGGCGAGTTGCGGATTCCACGCTGACTCGGACACCCATTCCACGCGCATCCGGACAGTGATTCCACGCTGATCCGGACACTCATTCCACGAGCATCCGGACACCGACTCCACGGTCATCCGGACACTTTTCTGGCAGGCAGCCACGCAGGATTTATTCACTACCATCGATCTCTTTTTCGAAGCAGAGAGGTCGTTGTGGAGCGTTTATCCATGCGTAAAATCCGAGAGGTGTTACGCCTCAAGTTCGACTGCGGCCTGTCCGTGCGCAAGATCGCCCGCAGCCTGGGCATTGGCCACAGCAGTGCCGGTGATTACCTCTGCCGTTTTGCCGCCAGCGGCCTCACCTGGCCCTGTTCGTTGTCCGATGCCGAGTTGGAGCAGCAACTGTTCCCGCCGGCCCCGGCGGTTGCCAGTGAGAAGCGGCCTTTACCCGATTGGGCATGGGTGCATGCCGAACTGCGCCGCCCCGGGGTGACCCTGGCGCTGCTCTGGCAGGAGTACCGCCTGAGCCAGCCTCAGGGCTTTCAGTACAGCTGGTTCTGTGAGCACTACCGAGCCTGGCAGGGCAAGTTGGACGTGGTGATGCGTCAGGAGCACCGCGTCGGCGAGAAGCTGTTCGTCGACTATGCCGGCCAGACGGTGCCGGTTATCGATCGCCACAGCGGCGAGATCCGCCAGGCGCAGGTGTTCGTCGCGGTGCTCGGCGCGTCCAGCTACACCTTCGCCGAAGCCACCTGGTCGCAGCAGCTGCCGGACTGGCTAGGCTCCCATGCCCGCTGCTTCGCCTTCCTCGGCGGCGTGCCGGAGATCGTGGTGCCGGACAACCTGCGCAGCGCGGTGAGCAAGAGTCACCGCTACGAGCCGGACATCAACCCGAGCTACCGCGATCTGGCCGAGCACTATGGCGTGGCGGTGGTGCCGGCGCGGGCACGCAAACCGCGCGACAAGGCCAAGGCCGAAGTCGGCGTGCAGGTGGTCGAGCGTTGGATCCTCGCCGCACTGAGGAATCGGCAGTTCTTCTCCCTGGATGAACTCAACACGGCCATCGCCGGGCTGCTGGAGCGGCTCAACCAACGCCCGTTCAAGAAGCTGCCGGGCTCCCGGCAGTCGGCCTTCGACAGCCTGGATCGTCCGGCGCTGCGCCCCCTGCCGGAGCAACCCTACGTCTACGCCGAGTGGAAGAAGGCGCGGGTGCACATCGACTACCACGTCGAGGTCGATGGGCATTACTACTCGGTGCCGTATCAACTGGTGAAGAAGCAGCTGGAGGTGCGCCTGACGGCGCGCACCGTCGAGTTTTTCCACGCCAACCAGCGAGTGGCCAGCCACCTGCGCTCAATGCACAAGGGCAGGCACAGCACGCAGGCCGAGCACATGCCCAAGAGCCATCGCGAGCATGCCGAGTGGACGCCGCAACGGCTGATCCGCTGGGCCGAGCAGACCGGGCCGAACACCGCCGGCGTGATCCGGCACATCCTCGAACGGCGCATCCATCCGCAGCAGGGCTACCGGGCCTGCCTGGGCATCCTGCGCCTGGGTAAAACCCACGGTGAGGCGCGTCTGGAGTTGGCCTGCCGTCGCGCCATCAGCCTCGGCACGTGCAGCTACAAGAGCCTCGAATCGATCCTGCGCCAGGGGCTGGAAAACCTGCCGCTAGCTCAAACCAACCTGCCGCTACTACCGGACGACCACGCCAACCTGCGCGGATCCGCCTACTACCACTGACCCCAAGGAATCCCACCATGCTGCCCCATCCGACCCTGGACAAGCTGCAAACCCTGCGCCTGCACGGCATGCTCAAGGCGCTGAATGAACAACTGAAAACCCCGGACATCGACAGCCTGAGCTTCGAAGAACGCCTCGGCCTGCTGGTCGACCGCGAGCTGACCGAACGCGATGACAAGCGCCTGAGCAGCCGCCTGCGCCAGGCCCGGCTCAAGCACAACGCCTGCCTCGAAGACATCGACTACCGCAGCCCGCGCGGACTGGATAAGGCGCTGATCCTGCAACTGAGCAGTGGTCAGTGGCTGCGCGACGGCCTCAACCTGATCATCGGCGGCCCCACCGGTGTCGGTAAAACCTGGCTGGCCTGCGCCCTGGCCCACCAGGCCTGCCGGGAGGGCTACAGCGTGCGCTACCTGCGCCTGCCACGTTTGCTGGAAGAACTGGGTCTGGCCCATGGCGACGGCCGCTTCGCCAAGCTGATGAGCAGCTACGCCAAGACCGACCTGCTGATCCTCGACGACTGGGGCCTGGCCCCGTTCACCGGCGAGCAACGGCGCGACATGCTGGAGCTACTGGACGACCGTTACGGCCAGCGCTCGACCATCGTCACCAGCCAGATGCCGGTGGACAACTGGCACGAACTGATCGGCGATCCGACCCTGGCCGATGCCATCCTCGACCGCCTGGTGCACAACGCTTATCGGATCAATCTGAAGGGTGAATCAATGCGCAAACGGACGCAGAAATTGACGACGCCAGCCAACCCGGACTAACAATGCCACCCCTGCGTCGCTGCGCTCCGACTGCCTGTCCGAATGAGCGTGGAACAGGTGTCCGGATCAGCGTGGGCTGAGTGTCCGAATGGCGTGGAATCCGCAGGCGAGTTGGAAAAGTTGCTCGGGGGACACTGGTTCCAAGTGCTGTTCGCCGTTCTGCACGGCTTCCAATCGAGTGCGGTACAGCCCGGCCCGGCCGAGCCAAGCGGCGGCGTGCTGCTCAGCGTCAGGCTTGATGCAGTTGTTTGCGCTCATGCTGCCTCCCGTTGAGCCACGCTCAGGCCGACGGCAACAGGGCGTACCCAAATCGGCATGCTGCTCAGCACAAAGGTTTCGCCCTGGGCCACCAGCAGAAGGGTGGTGCCCATGACGTCGGCAACTGCCTCCGCCGCAGCTGGCGGGACGGCGTTACCGATGCGCTCGCGCCAGGCTTGGTCGCTCAGGCCGTCCAGTTCAAGCTGTTCTTCCGGTTCGACCAGGCTCTGTATGGCTGCCAGCTCGAAGGTGGTGAAGGGGCGGTGCCATGTGCCGTCCAGCGATTCGATCACGCATGCCAGGCGGTCATTGGCATCGGGTAGGCGCGGGTCGGCCACGCTCCAGCGGCCGTTGTCGTGCATGGCACTGGCGGACACTGCGCCTGCCGCCCCATCCCACGGTACAACGCCGTAGTGCCCACCGGTGAGGTAGGCATCACCTTTGGTGCGGCGCATACCTGGGCGTGGGTCTTGCACAGCAAAGGCGCCCTGGCCGGTAGTGCTGCCGGCGATGACGGTTCCCGCTGGGCTGTTGTATGGCGTGACCTGGTACTTGCCGAAACCGGCGCCTGCTCGACGTGGATCGGCAACGCTGAAGGTTCCCTGCCCGGGGCTCTTCACGCCGATTACCGCGCCGCTGGTATCACCCCAGCGGCGCACACCGTACTGTTGGTACTGCAGAGCGCCGGCCTTGGCGCGTGGATCTGCTACCGAGAACTTGCCGTTGGTGGGGCCGCTACGCGCAGCGACCGTGCCAGCTGTCTCTTGCCAGTCGTGCACGCCTAAGAACCCGTCGCGAAATTGCGGAACGATGATTAGGTCGCGCAGGTAGCCTTCCTCGATCACCAAATCGTTCAGGCTGCGCCAATCCTTGCCGGCTTCGACCAAGGCGAGGCGTACCCATGTTTTCCACTGGAGCGAGGGTACCCGGTGCATCGGGCCGGCTGCTTGAATGTCGCCGGCCAGCGGCATGCGGCCGAGAATATCGCCTACCGCACGAAGCGACTTCTGCTCAGGTTCGTACAGGAACGGCGGTACTTTCTCGACGTGACGGCCAACCAGCAGGAAGCGCTTGCGGCTCTGTGCGAGATTCCCAATACGCCCGCAGTCGTGGGTGGTTTCGGCAACGGCGTAGCCAAAGCTGGAAAGCAGGCTGTTGATCTGGTCGAGCAGATGCCGCCCACGGCTGGCGAGACGAGGAACGTTCTCGAACACCAGTAGCGGAACCGGGTCGTCTGCCCATGCCTCACAGAACAACCAGATGCAGCGCAGGGTCAGCTCGTTGAGGGCTTGGTAGCGTGGCGTTTGGCTCATCGTTTCCGAGAGCAGCCCGCTTGCACCCTTGCACGGTGAGCTGATGAATACGGCGTCTGGGCGCTGGCCGCCAGCGGCCTTGCGAATGTCCTCCGGTGTGGCCTCGCGCCACCCCGGTGGCGGCTCTTTCCCATGGAAGCGAATGTATTGATCGCGTGTGAACAGGTCGATGAGCGTGCCTTTCACCCCTGATAGGCGCTCAAAGTCGGCGAGACCTGCAGGGTCTACGTCAACGCCACCGATGCACTGCCACTCCGCCTCTAGATTGCCGACGATGGGCTTGGAGCGGTTGAACCCCTTCGCACCGCCACCAAGGCCGCAGCACATGTGAAAGTGCTTAAGTACGTGCTTTCGCAGAGTCATGCTGCAGCCTCCGCAGTCGATGCCGTGGCTGGGGTGCTGCGCAGCTGGGCGTGAATGCGCTTGGCGAGCGAATCAACACAGAGCGCATGTGCTGCAGCCAGACTCGCCTGCTGATCCGACTTCAAGGCTTTCATGGTGCGATGGGTGAGCTGCAGTGTTTCGCTGGCCTTTGCCAGCAGCTCGTAATCGGCCCTGGTCACCGGCATGCCGGTGTAGGACATGATTCGCTCTTCAAGCTCGCTGATGGTGAGCTTGAGGTTTGCCACGGTCTTGAGGTGTTTGCGCTGGTCGGCTTCGCGTTGTACGGCGAGCTCTGCCAGTTCTTCGTTCAGCGTTCTGAGCCGCTGGGCATGTGTGGCGTTGCGTTCCGCCAAGCCAATTTCTTTGCCTTCTTCATGTGCCCGGCGACGGGCTGTAGCGAGCAAGTAGGGCATAATCGCCAAGACGACGAGTAGGACGATCCCAGCGCTGAGTGCGTATTGGTAGGGTTGCATGTGCTGTGCTCCGAACTGCCCGCCATCGGTATAAGTGAGAGGTCGACGGCGAGCTGGTTACCCCTGTAGACCGGGGCCGTCTGGTTTAAGCCGACTGCTTCGTCTCTTCCGCCTGGCGGTCGAGGTACTCGGCCAGGTCGTGGAGGTAGATCACGTGTTGTGCTTTTGCCGAGTTGTGCAGCTTCTTGAGCTTCAACTTGATCTGGCCTTTATTGATCAGCTCCCGGAAGCGGCGGTCAGTCCCGATGTGGGAGAAGTAGTGCTCCCTTACAGCCGTCAACGTGGGGCAGGGCGTGCTCCACTGGCTGCGCAATTGCTCCAGCGTGCTGCTCATGCGCGCTCCCCGAGCCCCTCTTGGGCGGGCCGGAGCTGGGTGCGGATGACTTGAGCGAGGTGCTCTTTGCAAGTGCCGGTGGCGGCTGCGCAGATCTCGCCCAGGTCATTGGTCACTACTGCGCCAACCGGTAGCTCAGGGTTGGTGGTGGCGGTGATGTAGGCGATCTGATCGGCGCGGATGACGGTGTTTACGCTGTCTAGCGCCTCCCTCAAGTCGATGTCTTCCTGCGAGAGTTGGCCAGATTCGGTCCGGCCGTTCGCCACGTCTTGGAGGAAGTCCCGCAGGGCCATGTACTTGGCAGAGTCGCCACGCTTGAGCGTGATCGAGCTGGTGAGCGGGCCAAAGCGAACGCTCAGGCGGTGGGCCTGGCTGTCGTTCTCGACTTCAATCTCCGCGTCCATCGTCGTTTCTGGTCGACGCAGCGGGCAGGTAGTAGTGCCGCCGTCTTCCAGCGTCTTTTGCAGCAGCATCACTCGCTTCAGGGAGAGGGTGTATTCGCTCATGCGGCACCCCCTGCGCATGGCGAGGGGACGGCTTGAACGGTACCGGCCTCGGTGATGACCAGCTGCATGCCGGTACGGCGCTGGAAGGCCAGGATTTTCTGCAAGCTGCTGCAGGCTGTGGGGTGGATCAGAACCGTTCCCGGTCCTTTGTGCTGTGCTGTTCTCATGGTCCGTGTCCTTTGCGTGAGAGGGTGACACGGGCCGAAATTAGCAAAAGCTAAAATGCTCGGCAATAGCAAATGCTAAATATTTTTGGCGTAGCAGTACCTGCCTGATGGCCGGTACCTGCTGAAAGAGGCGAGCGTTAAAGCTTTTTAGCGTTCCAGGCGAGCAGCACGCGGGCCTGAATATGCATGCGATCGATCATCGATAGGTCGATGGTGATGGGAGGATAGATCGGGTTGTCCGAGATCATTCGCAGCTGTCCGCCTGTAAGCCGCTGCAGGCGCTTGATGTACAGATCTCCGTCCAGTGTGAAGACGTAGATGGCGTCTGTTTTGACCTCGGTGATTCCTCGGTCAACCAGCAGCGCATCACCATCTGCAAACGTCCCAGTCATGCTGTCGCCGTTGCCAGAGATGATCGCCAGGTTGTCGACTTTAGAGAACGTAAGGCCCTGCAACCTCAGCCAGTCGAGGTGCACGGTCATGTCGCGGATCACTTCAATGTGCATATAGGGGGCTGCCTTGCCATGCCCCATCGATGCCGCAATGTCGAGGTACGGGATCAGGACGAAGTTCTTGTCTTTGGTGGCTCGCGCTGAGAGCTGAACGACGTTATCCGGGGCTTTGTGAATGGGACCCTCCGGTTGTGGAGAGGTTAGCGTCCCTGCAGTAAGCCCGATCTTGAGCTCTAGATTGAGCGCAGCCTTCTCCCCCAGCTTGCGATGGCCGTTCAACAGTTGCGACAGATACGACGCGTCCAGGTCATGAGCCTCGGCAAATTCCTTCTGGCTCATGGTCCCCATGATCTTGCGGAGGGAGGCGATACGCCTTTCGTTGATATCCATCCGGTGATGATTGCTTTCCGTTAGCAAACAGTAAATTACAAGATGCTATTGTTTTGCCGATTAGCAATTGCTAATCTCGCCGCCAATGGAGGTGTGTATGACGCTTAGCGACTACTTGAAAACGATGGACAAGGAAGGGCTTGCGGCCTTTGCACGCCGCTGCGGGACGTCTGCAGGCCAGCTGAAACAAGTGGCTTATGGGAATCGTCGTGCGAGCGCCGGCTTGGCTGTAAGCCTGGACCGGGAAACGAACGGAGTGATCCGTTGTGAAGTGATGCGGCCCGATATCGATTGGGCCTACTTGAGAAAAGCCAGAAATTAAGGTGCTGGACCGGGGCCTCTCACCTCCCCAGTCCAGCGACGACGACGCACAGCACAGCACATCGGTCGTGGTTGTAGGATAGGTCTTACCTGTTCCTGTGACTACACCGTAAATCGAGGTTTTACGGTTATGAGTCGCATCGATCTATTGCCGGGCACTGGCCCGGTCCTCACCTTGCGGCAGGCGCTTTATCGCGCAGGTCGTGATTATCGCGGTGGTATCACCAAGCTGGCCTTCGACATGGGGCTTGAGGTGGATACCCTACAGAAGAAGCTTCACCACAACGAAGAGCGCCGCTGGCCAACCCCTGATGAGCTGGAAGAGATCGTGCAGTGGACCGCGGATCCGCGTCTGCTTGACGCCTTGGTCCGTCCGGCAGGAGCTGTGTGGTATCGCCCTGAGCCGGTACCGGCAACGAATGATGCACTGAAGGGGGTCGCCAAGCTCCTTGAGGAGTCGGGTGAGTTCGTAGGTAGTCTGCACGATGGGGCCTCCGACAATGTCTGGACTCCGGCAGAGGTTCTGGACCTGGAGCAACGGGGGATGGATGTTATCCGCCAGGTGCTTTCCATCATGGCCGGTGCGCGCCAGGCGATGGAGGATCGTTGCAATGGCTAACATTCCCGATCCGTTGGACATGGCCAGCGAACAGGCCGAGTACTTGCTGCAGGCTGCACTTCGGCGGCATGCGAACCGCCCTGTTAAGCCAAGCGCCCAGTTCTGTGATGACTGTGGTGAAGCTATCCCTCTGAAGCGGCAGCAACTGGTACAGGGCTGCGAAACTTGCATCAGTTGCCAAGAGTTGCGGGAGCGCCGCAGATGAGCGAGCGCCCAACTCCTACCACAGCTGATTGGGCGCGGCGTTACATTGAAACCTTCGGTCTTGCCCTGGTCCCCATCGAGCCGGGCAAAAAGGGGCCGACGGGGGACGGCTGGAACAGGCCTGGTGGCTACTTCACTGATACCGCGAGTGCCGATCAGTTCTGGAAGGCTAACCCGAGCCACAACCTTGGTGTTGTGCTTGGGCCAAGTAACGTCTGCTCGCTGGATGTTGATGATGTCGAGTTTACGCGGTTGGTTTTGCAGCAGACGCATGGCCTCGACGTCGATGCGCTCGCTGCTGCCTACCCGACCTCGGTGGGCAATCCCGCGCGCTTCCGCATCATGTTTCGCGTCCCCGACGGCGTGGAACTGAAGAAACACGCATTGGTGTGGCCAAATCAAAATGACCCCGATGGCACTATCCATAAGGGGCTCATGGTTCAAGTAAGGGCCGCTATTGAACAGAAGGACGCGGCCCGTGAGGCCGCTTTCCGCTTGGCGGCTGAACCGTTCAAGAAGCTCACAGTGTTCGAGTTGCGCGCCGGCCTGGTGCAGGACGTGTTGCCGCCATCCATCCACCCTGGTACCGGTAAGCCGTACACGTGGCGTAGTGCACCAGATGCAAAGGGTCTCCCTGAGCTGCCGCCTGAGCTGCTGGCTATCTGGCAGGGGTGGGAAGATTTCAAGCCGACAGGAGAGGCGCTTTGCCCGTGGCGACCTAAGCAGGTCACGTCGGCTCGACCAGCCATCATGCCGAGGCCCGTAGTCGCCCGATCGGGCGACTCACTGCCAGAGGTGATCCCTGAGTTCAACCGCCGCCATGACATCGCCACGATCATTGAGGCGCATGGCTATAAGCGTGTGGGCGGGAAGTGGTTGTGCCCGCAAAGTAGCTCGGGGCTGCCGGGCGTGAGCATCACGGATGACAAACTCTACTCGCACCACACCTCGGACCCGCTGGCCAACGGGCACAAAAACGATGCATTCGACGTCTTCTGCATCTTGGTGCACAGCGGTGACCAGCGTGCAGCGACCAGGGCGGCTGCGCAGATTCTCGGCATCGACGCCAAGTCACGCCCGCCAGCGCCGCCGCCGCTGGGCGAACTTCCCCTTGCCCCATCGATGGTCGAGCAGGCCGGGCACGACGAAACCGCTGTTGATGCAGCTGTCCAGCCTGACACCAGCGTTCCGACCGTTGCCAGCTCGGCCGGCTCCTCGGCCGATGGGGGGGCAGGGGGAGAGGGCCTCGTACTGAAGAGTGCTATGCGCCGATTCGCCCTGGTTGAAGGCACCACGAACGTGTGGGACATGGACAAAGGGCAGTCGATGAAGCGAACAGGCTTTGAGGCGCTGGTCGGCAAGCCCCTTGCGAAGCAATGGATGGAGAGGACTGACAAGAAGTTGGTCTCCGCCGAGCAGGTCAAGGAACTCGAACAGGGTCGCAAGATGTCGAGCAAGAAGGGCGGGGCGCTGAATCTTGACCCGCTGGATCGCTATATCTACATCGACGGCACCAAAGAGGCTTGGGACCGGGAGAAGAAGCGTCGTCTACCTGAGGGGAGCGTCAAGATGGCGCTGGGCGATGCTTATCAACTCTGGCTGAACAGTCCGAATCGTCGAGTGGTTGATGTCGACCATATCGTGTTCGACCCGACGATGACCAAGGACCCAGCCATCTACATCAACACCTTCGAGGGCTTACCCCATCAGCCGGTGCGGGATGACGCCGCCTGTGAGAACTTGCGCTGGCTGATCTCGTTCCTCTGCAACCATGACCCTGAGGCGCTGGAGTGGCTGGTGAACTGGCTCGCCTATCCGCTGCAGAACATGGGGGCGAAGATGGATACCGCGATCCTGTTCCATTCCACCATGGAGGGATCGGGCAAGAGCCTGCTGTTCGCGGACATCATGGGGGAGCTCTACGGGCGTTACGGCGCCACGGTTGGGCAGACGCAGCTGGAAGGTAACTTCAACGCCTGGCAGAGCGGCAAGCTGTGGGCCGTCTTCGAAGAAGTCGTTAGCCGCGACCAACGATACAACCAGGTCGGCAAGATCAAGCACATGATCACCGGCAAGACGGTCCGAATGGAGTCGAAGTTCATCAACGGTTGGGAGGAGGCCAACCACATGAACTCGGCGTTTCTGAGTAACGAGATCATGCCGTGGCCGATCAGCGAAGATGATCGCCGAATGCTGGTGATGTGGCCGCTGGAGACCTTGCCTGCCGAGCGGCAGAAGGCGATTGCGAGAGAGCTGGCCAACGGCGGGGTAGCGGCCCTGTACGGCTGGCTGTTGGACGTGGACCTGGGTGACTTTAACCAGCGCACACGCCCGCCCAAAACAGAGGCCCGTCAGCGCTTGGTTGAGCTGAGTCGCACTGCCTGGCAAACCTTCTTCTATCTCTGGCGAGCGGGCGAGCTCGGGCACGGCCTATGGGGCTGCTGCCTGACTTCGGATGTGTACGCCATGTTCCTTGAGTGGTGCTCTCACAACAAAGAGAACGCAATGAGCCACACCAAGTTCTCGCTGATGCTCAGTGCGAAGGTGGAGAAGACACGCGCTATCCCCTGGACGGATGGCAGTGCGCGGCGTTTCGCGGCGTTCTTCTTTCCCAGTGACGGTGATCCTTCCCTGCCCCCATCCATGAAGTCGGCCGAGCTGGGCAAGAACGTCGTCGAGTGGCGTGCTCGAGCGAAGCTAGCGGGATGGAGCGTGGACGGTTGGGACCACATCAAGAGGCTTGCAGCATGACTACGCCGGTAAGTGTGTTGGGTGTGTTGGGTTGGTGTTGGGTTGATTCCTGCAAGCCAACACAATTCAAAGCCCCTGATTTCTTGACGTCGCGGGAGTGTGTGTTGGGTGTGTTGGGTTTTCGCACGCGCGCGCGCACGCGATTTTTTTCTAACAGCGTTATCGAGGGGGTAAGAAATCTCTATGTGAACCCTGAAAAACCCAACACACCCAACACACTCAACACGGATAGATCTAATTCATTGAATTTATTGGGTTTTGAGTGTGTTGGGTTTGTGTTGGGTTGGCTAAATCTGTGTTGGGTACTGCTTGGGGAGGGCGGGCAATGACGAAAGATCTGGAACTGCGCATACAAAGCCAGGTGCAGCTCATGCTTCACCAGGTCGAAATGGCGCAGCTCATCGATCAAGCCGAGCGCCTGCGCCTGATCGGAGAGCTGATGAAGCATTGGGGGGAGCGCCGAGCACAGCTTGGGCTGGAAGCCAGCCTTGGTAGCCAGATGGGCAGCATCATGGAATGGAAGGGCGCTGCACCGCGTGGTGGATCGTCAGGGTCGCGCATCTTGGTCGGTGGTGCTGGTCTTGATCACGCGGCAGCAGAAGTCGACGCAGCGGTAGTCCAGCTGGAGCGGCGTGATGGACGAGGGGCAACCCTGGCCAAGCTGGCACACCTTCGCTATCTACATGGGGCAACGGTGCGGGAGCAGATGCGCGAGGTTGGGCTGGCTGAGGACGCCGACCGAACCTACCGGAACTGGATCAAGGCCCTGCACTTGCAGGTCTTTGCCATCTTGGCAGCAAGGGCTGGACGGGTACGTGAGCAAACCGTTCGTCGGGTGACTATGCGACATGTGAGCAACATCGACGCTCCATAGCCACCACATTGCGACGAACCGAAAATAGGCCCTTTTCGGTTTTTCCGGTGACCTGTAAAAAGTCCCCACGATATCAAAAGTGCGCTTAGGCGCTTCCCCACAAGCACTGTGCTGTGCAACCCGCTCCGATCTGTCGGTGCACCGAGAACCCTGCCACCCGGCGGGGTTTTCTTTTTCCGGCGCCGTGCTTTGCCAATGAGGCTTACATGAACAGCGAGCAACAAACGTTAGCCGAACTGCCGATCTGGATGGTGATCGTGCTGTCCCTGGTCGGCGGTGTTTCGGGAGAGATGTGGCGGGCCGACATGGCGGGCGCTCGCGGTTGGGGGCTGATTCGCCGGCTGGCGTTGCGCTCTGGTGCCTGTGTGACCTGCGGGCTTTCGACCAACATGCTGCTGTACGCCCTCGGCGTTTCGGTATGGGCGGCCGCAGCGGTCGGTTGCTTGGCTGCAATGGCTGGAGCCGATGTCGCGATCAACCTGTACATGCGATGGGCTGCCAAGCGGCTGGGCCTCGGGCAGGTGACACCTGCAAGCAGTGACTCTGCTCAGTGAGAGGAGATTTAGATATGCAGGTACGTGTTATTGGCGAGGAGCAACAATTGTTGTGGGTGAGAACACAAAACGGCGGTGTGACGAGCCTGTCCCACCGCCGAGATGGCACTCTGTCGAAGATCATCGCGGCACTTGAGTCTGCTCTACAACAGGCGAGAGCAGAAGCTAAGCAAGTTAACGAGGACGATCAGGCAATGGTTGCCAGCTCCAAAGATATCGACGCTCTGTTAAAGCGTGATTTCTCGGTTGATGTTCGCGGCAACCATGTTCCAGATCCCAGGGGACTTGAATAAGGGATGCCACTTAGGCGGAGCGACGAATCCAACGCGGTTTCCGCTCTTCCAGATTGCAACTGCATGACCTGCCAGGCCGGCTGCATTAACAGCCGCTTCGAAGGCCGCAACGAACTCTTGCTGATCGGAGCTGGATCGGCTTCCGAATGAAGAGTCCACAGGAACAATGATCATGTCCTGTCCTTGCTCGCGTACGTGAGCGAATTTGTATCTAGCCATCATTCATCCTTTTGATTGTTGAGGTAGTCCTTCCTCGGCATGCCTTCTGCTAGGAAGGACCAGGCGATGCTAGCACTTTGACTTCATGCGTGAGGAGTTTCCGTGTCTATGAACCAAGGATCGGATGTCTTGTTGGCAGGACGAGCTAGGGCCATGACCCCGTCAGCAGCTCAGGTCTGGCGGGGGACCCTGGCGATATGGCCGGAGTACGGGGCAGGAAACCCGCGGTTCTTTGTTAGCGGAAGGTTCACCAGCTTAGTGAACTGCGGTGAACTGGTTAACCCCCTGAATTCATTGGGTGAACTGGACATTTCGACATGACCCACCTGACAAAATCGGAGTTCGCCGCCCGGCACGGATGGTCGAAATCCTACGTTTCAAAACTGGCCAAGCAGGATCGCCTGGTGTTAACCGCCGACGGTAAGGTCGATGTAGAAGCCACAGAACTGCTGCTGGCCGAATCTGCCGATCCGAGCAAGGCGGCTGTCGCCGCTCGGCACGAGGAGCACCGTGTCGAGCGGGATGTTCGAAGCCAGCTCCAGCCCGGCCCCGGCTCATTTACGACGCTTCAGCCAGATTCGCCGTCCGTTGGGGCTCACAACTTCCAGAAGGCGAAGGCGCACCGCGAGTACTACCTTGCCCAACTGGCTGAGGCAGAGTTCAACAAGGTCCAGGGCAACCTAGTCGAGCGGCAGGCTGTAGAAGATGCCGCGTACTCTGCGGGTCGTATGCTTCGCGATCAGTTTCTCGGCCTTGCGCCACAGCTGGCCGCCGAGCTAGTTGCGATGAGTGATCCGTGGGACATCGAGAAACACCTCATTGACGCCTTCCGCCGCGTCTTCACCGAGGTCGGCAAGATGAACAGCGCCGACCTTTCGCAAGCCATTACACAGAGCTGAGCCTATGCCCACCGGATACGCTGACGGTGCCGAGGTGTACCGCGAAGCGTATTGCAGAGGGCTGAAGCCTGACCCCGATCTGTGGGTCGACGAGTGGTCGGACGAGTACATGCGGATCCCGCGTGATACTGGCGCCGCAGAGCCTGGCAAGTACCGCACCGCGCGTACACCGTACGCCCGCGAACCCATGCGCTGCCTGTCTCCAGCCCACCCGTGCAAGCGGGTGGTGACCAAGGTCGCATCGCAGCTGATGAAAACGCAGATTGCCCTGAACTGGATCGGGGCGCTGATCCACATGGCACCGTCAAACATCTTGACGCTACTGCCCAGCCTGGGACTAGCCAAGCGGGTGTCCTCGCGGATCGGTAAGACGATCGATGCTACGCCCGAACTCAAGGCGCGTGTGGCGGCTAACCGCTCCAGAGATGCCCGCAACACCATGGACACCAAGGAGTTCGAGGGTGGCACGTTGTTCGCCACTACGGCTGGCTCGGCTGCCAACCTGTCCGAGCTGTCGGCGCGGTACATCTACGGCGATGAGGTTGATCGTTGGGATGTCGACGTTGACCAAGAGGGCGACCCCATCAAGCTGGCCGAGGCCAGGGGCAGTACCTTCGGCCGCAATGCCAAGTTCTATTTCTCCAGCTCACCGCTCATCAAGGGGGCGTCGCGGATCGACGACCTCTTCATGATGGGCGATCAGCGCCACTTCTACGTGCCGTGCCCGACCTGTGGGCACATGCAGGTGCTGAGCTGGGACCGCCTGCTGTACTCGCCTGACTTTAGCACCGTTCACTACCAGTGCGCAGGGTTGGATTGTGATGTGCTGATCGAGGAGCACCACAAGAGCGAGATGCTGGCAAAAGGCGAGTGGCGCGCGCATGCGAAAGGGGACGGCGAGACGGTGAGCTTCCAGCTCAACGCGCTGTATGCCCCGCTGGGCTGGCACTCGTGGACGATGTTGGCCCGCGAGTTCGAGGAAGCCAAGCGCGCCCAGGACCGCGGCGATCTGGAGCCCATGCAGGTGTTCTACAACACCCGCCTGGCTGAGGTCTGGGACAGTGCGATCGAGCAGACCAAGGCCGAAGTACTGCAGGCCCGCGCGTTGCAAGAAGACTACGTGCTCGGCACATTGCCAGTGGGAGCGCTTGCGTTGACGGCCTCCGTCGACGTTCAGGCCAACCGCCTGGAGCTGATGGTCATGGCCTGGGGCGCTGGCATGGAACGCTGGGTGGTCGATCACCAGGTGATCCCCGGTGACCCGGCCGACGAGCGTACCTGGGCGCTGCTCGATGACCGCCTCAAGATTCGCTACCGCCACCCTTGTGGGGTAAGCCTGGCGATCTTGGCCACTGGCATCGACTCCGGCGGCCACCACACCCACGAGGTCTACCAGTTCACCCGCGTACGCCGTTGGCGCAACGTGTTTGCGCTCAAGGGGGCGAGTAAGCCGGGTCGGCCTGTTATCGCCCAGCGGCCGTCGCAGGTGGACGTCACTTGGAAAGGCCAGACCGAACGAAACGGTGCTGAGTTGTGGATCGTTGGTACCGACACGGCCAAGGACTGGATCTATAACCGCTACAGCTTCGAGAAAGGCCCTGGTGCGCTGCACTTCGCGAAGGACCTGCCGGACGAGTTCTTCCAGCAGTGCGTGGCCGAACGCAAGATCGCCCGCTACGTGAAGGGCTATAAGCGGATCGAGTGGGTCAAGAGCAAGGCCGAGCGCAACGAGGCGCTGGACCTCATGGTGTACAACCTGGCCATGGCCAACTTCCTCGGCCTGCACCGGTACGGCGAACAAGACTGGGACAAGCTGCGGCAGGCGCTCGCGCAGGCCAGCCTGTTCGATCAAGGCGAGCAGCAGCCAGCCCGGCCTAAGGCCCGCGAGCCGGTGGCAGGTGACCAGGGTGAAGATGATCCGCCGCCACCGACTGCACCGGCGCCGTTCAGGCGAAGCGAGCCACCCCCACAGCCGGCCCCACGTGCCGCGCCCCAATCCATGCAACGCCGCAGCTCCAGCAGCGGCTACCTGAAGAGACGCTGACATGGCTTACACGAAGGCAGACCTCGCCACCGTCGAGCGTGCGATCGCGCGTGGTGAAAAGATCGTTCGGTACTCGGATCGTACCGTCGAATATCGAACGGTCGATGAGTTGATCAAGGCCCGCGACCTGATCCAGTCTGAACTGGTGAGGGCCGCCGGGCCGCGCTCGCGCGTGACTCGCCTCTACCATGGGGGCAAGGGACTGTGAGCGGACGTTATATGTCCCTCGGCCGTTCGGGCATCTTGGTGCCCGAGCGGATCAAGGCCAGCTACGAAGGCGCCGCCGAGGGACGGCGCTCATCGGGGTGGGATGCGCCGGACACCGGCGTGAACAGCTTGATCATGCCGGCTTTGCGCAACCTGCGTTCCCGCTCCCGCAGCGCGGTCCGCAATGACCCATACGCCGCCAACGTCATCGACAAGCGGGTCAGCAACCTGATCGGCACCGGCATCACACCGCATCCGCAGTTGGCGGATAAAGAGGTGCGCAGGACGATGCAGGTGCTGTGGGAGGATTGGGTCGATGAGGCTGACGCCGATCAGCTCACCGACTTCTACGGTCTCCAGGCCTTGGTGGCGCGCACTGTGGAGCAGTCAGGCGAATGCTTCATCCGTCTGCGCCCGCGCCGGCTGGAGGATGGCTATGCGGTGCCACTGCAACTGCAGTGCCTGGCGCCGGAGTTCGTCCCTCACGATAAGTTCGAGATGACCCGTTTTGGTAACGTCATCCGCGCCGGGATCGAATTCAACGGCATGGGCCGGCGGGTGGCGTACTGGTGTTACCGCGTCCACCCCAGCGACAAGTCCTCACTGAATGTTGGTTACAACCAGTTGGTACGGGTTCCGGCCGAGCAGATGCTGCACATCTTCGAGCCGTTGGAACCGGGGCAATTGCGCGGTGTGCCGCGCTTGGCGCCGGTCCTGAAGCGCTTGCGCAGCCTGGACAACTTCGACGATGCGGTGCTGTTCCGGCAGGAGGTGGCCAACCTGTTCGCAGGCTTCGTGCGCAAGCCTGCGCCGGACGGTCGGCCACAGCTTGATCCCCTCACCGGTGCGCCAGTCGACCTCGACCGGGATGGTTTTACCCCCATGGTGGGGCTGGAACCCGGCACCGTGCAGGAGCTGGGGGCCGGCGAGGAGATCGAGTTCTCCGACCCACCGGACGCCGGCAACAACTACCGCGACTTCATGCGGCAGCAGCTGATGGCTGCTGCTGCCGGCACCGGCTTGCCTTACGAGTTGATGACCGGCGACATGCAGGGCGTGAACGACCGCGCGATCCGCGTGGTGCTGACCGAGTTCCGGCGCCGGCTGGAGCAGCTGCAGTTCCAAGTCTACGTCCACCAGTTATGCCGCCCGGTTCGGCAAGCCTGGTTGGATATGGCGGTGCTGGCTGGGGCACTCGACCTGCCGGATTACTCGCAGCGGCGCCGCGAATACCAGCGCACCCGCTGGGTCCCGCAAGGCTGGGCCTACATCCACCCCGTTCAAGACGTCCAATCCCGGCAGATGGAAATCGCTGCCGGGTTCACCACGCGCAGCGAGACTTGTTTGCGCAACGGTACTGATGCCGAGGTGGTGGACGAAGAAAACGCCGCCGATCTCGCCCGGGCGCAGGGCCTGGGTATCAAGTACAGCACTTTGTCGGCGGTCGATGACGATCCCGACGAGAAGGAGAAAGCATGAACCCCCTGAAGCCCCTCCGTATTTTCAACAAGGCGCCAACGCCGCAGCCCGAAAACGAGCAGCACTGGTACCGCATCAGCGCTGCGACCGAGGCAGAAGGTGCTGCTGGCGCAGAGCCAACCCCGATTGAGATCTACATTTATGGCGAGATCGGTGGCTGGGGTATCACCGCCAACCAGTTCATTCGCGACCTTAAGGCGATCGATGACGGTGTCTCGCCGGTACAGGTGGCCTTCAACACCAACGGCGGCGACCTGTTCGAGGGTGTGGCCATCCATAACGCGCTGAGCCGCCTGGGCGAGCGCTGCACCGCTCGGATCGATGCCTTGGCGGCGAGCGCGGGTAGCGTTGCGGTTTGCGGCGCTCACCGAGTGGTGATGGCGTCGAACGCGATCCTGATGATTCACAACCCCTACACCTGGATCGAAGGTGACGCCGAAGAGCTGCGCCGGGTGGCCGATGTGCTCGACCAGGCTTTCGAGGTGATCATCGCGGCTTACAAGGCCAAGTCGCCTGACATCGATGAAGCCGAACTGCGCCGCCTGGTCAACGCCGAGAGCTGGCTCACCGCCGAGGAGGCGCTTGCGCTTGGGCTGGTTGATGAAATTGGCAGTGGCGTGCAGGTGCGGGCATGCCTGGGGAATGGCGCGGCCATGGCCCGGTACCAGAAAACCCCGCAGACGTTGCTCGATCAGTTGGCCAACAAGCCGCCGGCAGCCGACCCGGCAAAGCCGCCTGCGCCGACCAAGCCTAACATCGCCGACTCCACGGCGCTGGCGCTGATGATCACTCAGGGCTGTTCCAAGGCGGGTATCGGCAACCTGGCTGAGACGCTGATTGCGTCGACCAAGCTAACTGATGCGGCCACGGTGCAGGCAGCGCTTAAGCAGGCTAAAGGCGTACACGATCTGTGTGTCGCGGCGCGGTTGCCTGAGCTGACCAAAGAGTACGTCGCTGCCGGCCTGGATGCTGACGCGGTGCGGGCGCGACTGTTCGAGAAGATTGTCAGCTCCGGTAAGGGCTTCGAGATCAACAACGCCCTGCCGCCGGCTGACGACGATCAAGAGAAGGTCAAGGCGCAACTCCCCAATCCATCCAACATCTGGGCTGCCCGCCGGCAGGCCGCCAACAAAGGAGCACGACCATGAGCACCATCCACCAGGAACCGGTCCACGCCGGTGAATTTCTGCTTTCTGAAGGTGCCGGGAAAATCTCCCGCGAAGCCATCAACATCGTCGCTGGCCCGGCCATGGTTGCTGGCCAGTTGCTCGGCCTGGTCACCGCAAGTGGTGAGTTCGCTCCCTACAACCCCGAAGCTGAAGACGGCAGCGAGAACGCAGTCTGCATCCTCTTCGCACCGCTCGGCGAATCGGACGTCTCGCGACGTGGGCGCGCTGTGGTGCGACTGGCCGAGGTCACCGAGGCGCTGTTGACGGGCCTCGACGGCGATGCGGAAAAGTCCTTGGCGGCGCACTTCATCATCCTGCGTTGACCTGACCCCTTTTTTCCAACCCCGCCTTGAGCGGGGTTCTTACTTTCTGGAGTTCCCCATGGCTGAGATTGCCATTTTTCAAGATGATGCCTTCGGCGTAGCAGCCCTGACTGCGGCCATCAACGAGCAGGAGTACGTGCCGGGCCGCCTGGCGGCTCTTGGGCTTTTCCGCGAGGAGGGCGTCCCGACCCTGACCGTTCAGATCGAAAAGGATGGCGATACGCTCGCCCTCGTGCCAGCGGGTGAGCGCGGAACCTCCGGTTTGGTGGTCGGTGGCAGCAAGCGCAAGCTCATTCCCTTCAACACCATTCACCTGCCGCAACGGTTCTCGATCAAGGCTGACGAGATCCAGGGCATTCGTGCGTTCGGCTCTACCACCGAGCTGCAGGCCGTTCAGGCGGTTGTGAACAAGCGCCTGGGCAAGGCCCGGAGCCAGCTGGACGCCACCCACGAATATCACCGCATGGGCGCAGTCAATGGCCAGGTGCTAGACGCAGACGGCTCGTCGGTGCTGCTGGACATCTACAAAACCTTCGGTGTGTCCCGGCAGACGCTGTCGATGGGCCTCAACGACCCGAACGCCAACATCCAGGCTCAGTGTGTAGACGCGCTGGATATGCAGGAAGACGCGCTCGGCAATGTCACCACCACCGGCGCGCGTGCGTTCTGTGGCAAGACCTTTTGGAAAAAGTTGATCTCTCATCCGTCGGTGGTCGAGACCTACAAAGGCAGCCAGCAGGCCGCCGCTCTGCGGGGTGATGGGCGAGAGGGCTTCGAGTTCGGCGGCATCAGTTGGGAGCGCTATCGCGGCAAGGTCGGTGGCAAGGCCTACGTTTCCGATGACGAAGCCCGCCTGGTCCCAGAAGGTGTCTCGGATTTGTTCCTGTCGATCTACGCCCCTGCGGACTACATCGAGACAGTCAATACCGAGGGCCTACCGTACTACAGCAAGATCGAGGAAATGCCTTTCGGGAAGGGCATTGACGGCGAGGCGCAGTCCAACCCGCTGCACATCTGCACCCGCCCCCGTGCTGTCCTGCGCCTGACGCTCTGATCATGGCCTTCCGAGACCTGATCAACGACGTGGACGACGTGGTGTTCGACGTCTTAGGCGACTTGGCGCAGATCGACGGCCGCCCAGTTCTCGGGATGTTCTCGGCGCCCTGGCTGCAGCCCAAGCTCGGCCAAATCAGAACCGCTCTCCGTGAGCCGCATCTGGTCATCAGGGTTGGCGATAACGCCGGTGTCGAGGTGAAGCAACGGGTTGTGATCGATCTGCCGCCAGAGGACGGTGGCGGAACCTACACCATCGCCGGCAGCGAGCCTGGTGGCGATGGTCTTGTAACGCTGATCTTGAGGAAGGCGGTATGAGTGTTGGTAGCTATCACAAGCAGTCAGCCAGCAGCGGGTTGATCTCGTTGCAACTGGACCCGCAGGCGCTCAAGGGCTTTCAGGATTTCACCAGACGGGTCCCCAAAGCGGCCCATGCCGCGCAACGACGGGCAATCAACAAGACGTTGCGCTGGCTTCGAACGCACGTCGCCCGGGAGGTAGGCCGCCAGGAGCGGATCGCTATCGCGGCGGTGAGGCAGCGGCTAAGGGCGTTCCCGGTGTCCGGGAGCGGTCAGGGCAAACTCTGGTTCGGCATCAACCCCATCGAAGCCAGTCGAGCGGGTAGGCCCCGACAGAGCCGGACTGGTGTTTCTGTAGCGGGCCGCAAGTACCAGGGCGCGTTCTTCAAGACCGTGTACGGCGGCAATCCGGATATCTGGATCCGTACTGCAAGCAAGCACTTCGACGCGGACAGCTACCCGGATAGCGAGGTATCAGGGGGCGGTGGACGACGTTCTGGTTGGATCTCGGAGAACGACAGTCGCTTCCCGTTGGCCAAGGCGAAGATCTCCCTGGAGGACGTCCGGCCTCACTTCGAGGCTTGGACCAATCGCGCGCACGAGCGCCTGGTAGTCGTCATGGAGCAAGAGCTGAACTTTGAATTACAGAAGTACCTTCGGAGGTCAGGCAATGGATGAGGATTTCATTCCACTAGGCCAGGTGTACGCGGCCATTGAACAGCACATCAGGGAAGCCATTCCAGGCTTGCAGTATGTCGGGACCATGCCGAGCGGCATCGAGGTCGTTCCACCGCCTGCAGTGGTGCTCGAACTGGCAGGATTCGAAAGTGCCGAAGAGGACCCCGGGACGGGGCAGACTGCGGTCGATGCGCGTTTTGAAGCGCGCGTGCTTGTACCGGGGGAGGAAGACAACTGCTTGCACATTGCTGCATTTGTGGCTGCTCAGTTGACTGTGCTGCTCCGCATGCAGTCGTGGGGCTTGCCGGTGAGGTTCGCTGAGTTTGTACGGGCCGAGCGCGATTGGAGCAGGCCAGAGCTGGACGGCTTTGCGGTCTGGGTGGTCGAGTGGACTCAGATCATCTACCTGGGCGAGGAGGAGTGGCCGTGGCCCCGAGAGCCCGGCCCGGTGCTGTTCGCCGTCGACCCTGACAGCGGGGAGGGGAAGGAGCAGCACTACCACCATCCGGAGGCCATGGAATGAGCTACCCGACTGCGCAGCATGACCGGATGATTTCCGACCAGGTAATCAAGGGGTATGTGGTTGCCGTGGACTTGGTGGCCGGGAGGCTGCGCATGACGGACGGCAGCGACTGGGTCAGTGCATGGGTGAAGTGGCATGCCCTGGCAGCCGGCAAGGCCCGCCATTGGCGGTCGCCAAGCCTGGGCGAGCAGGGCGCGCTTATCAGCCCGAGCGGTGACCCTGCCCAGGGCACATTTGTGCCGGGGCTGTATGGCAATGCGGGCCCGCAGCCTGACAACCGCGACCATGTCGAGGTGTGGCGTTTCGATGATGGCGGCTCGCTGGTCTACGACTGGGAGGCTAATAGCTACACCATCAAGCTGCCCACGGGCACGGTCAGCATCGAGGTCGGCGGCAGCAAGGCGGTGATCACCGACGACACGATCAGCGCCAAGACCACGACGATGACGGCCGAGGCGCAGGCCGCCACCATCAAGGCGCCGTCGATCACCTTGGAAGGTGAGGTGCTGATCAAGGGCGCGTTACGCGTAACGGGCGATATCAATGGCGGTGGGATGATCATCGACACCGCCGGCAACACGGCAAATCACAAGCACTGACAGCCCGCTCATGCGGGCTTTGTCTTATCTGGAGAACGCCTTATGGCTGACAAGAAATCAGTTTCAACCGATGAGGCGCCTGCCTCCGAGGCAACCGGCGCGACCGCTGTGGCTCACCTGGCTGCAGCCAGGGCAGGGGCACAAGTCACCTTCGCCGACACCGTCTACACCTCGCGCTCGCTTTACCTGGCCAAGGGCGAGGACCTGCGCGAGTTCAAGGTGGTGGCCAAGCGCGTCAGCGTGCCGGCCGACGACGCCGAGGCGCTGGCCTTCCTGGCTGATCACCCTGAGCTGCAGCGGCTGGACGGCTGACCATGATCGGCCTGGATCGCCGCACCGGCGAAGCTATTTCGGGCCTTGACCACCTGCGCCAATCCATCGAAGACATCTTGACCACGCCACTCGGCAGTCGCCGCATGCGGCCGGAATACGGCAGCAAGCTGCGGCGTTACGTCGACATGCCGGTCAACGAGGGGTGGAAAAGCGCGGTGCAGGCCGAGGTGGCTCGCTCGTTGGGCCGCTGGGAGCCGCGGTTGAGGCTGGAGCGGGTGGTGGTTACCTCGGTGCTTGAGGGGCAGATCGGCATGACACTGACCGGCGAATACCTGGGCAGCACCGCCGTCATGGAGGTAACCGCATGATCGACCTTTCCCTGCTGCCCCCGCCCGATGTGGTGGAGAGCGTGGATTTCGAGGAGCTGTATCAGGAAACACTGGGCATCTTCCGCGAGTTCATGAAGGACCAATGGACAGCAGCGTTGGAGTCCGACCCGGTGGTCAAGCTGATGGAAGTCATGGCCTACCGGGAAATGCTCACGCGTGCGCGGGTCAACGCGGCGGCTAAGGCGAGCCTGCTGGCCTTCGCCAAGGGTAACGATCTGGTGAACCGCGCCGCTGATTACGGCGTGGAAAAGTTGGTCATTCGCCCGGCCGACCCGGATGCGGTGCCGCCGGTTGAGGCGGTGATGGAGGGCGACGAAGCGCTGCGCTATCGCACGCGACTGTCGCTTGAGGCCTTGTCTGTAGCCGGCAGCAGCGGCGCCTATGAGTATCACGGGCTAAGCGCATCGGCCGAACTGACCAACGTATCGGTCGACTCGCCCCGGTTTGTTGGGGCGGAGTTGACGCCCGAGGTACGGGCACAGCTGCCGGCGGGGGCCATTGTGGTGGTCTGTGATTACGACGCTGGACTGGCCAACCCGCTGCCTGGCGACGTGTCGCTGGCCATCCTGCCCAGCCTCACCAGCACCACCCCGGTGGCCCAGCTGGTGGCCAAAGTCAAAGCCGCCTTGTCGGCCGAGGAAGTGCGGCCGATCACCGACCGGCCCCGCGTGGCCGCCGGTTTGCCGACTGAGTTCAAGGTGGAGGCCGAACTGCAGATTGAGGAAGGGCCAGACCCGGACGTGGTTAAAGCCACCGCACGGGCTGGCCTGGATGCGGCCATTGCAGAAACCCGCCGCCTGCAGGGGCAGTTGCCCCTGTCGGCCATCTACGCCGCGTTACACGTAACGGGGATTCGTAGCGTGACCTTGAAGCAGCCAGCGGCCGGGGTGGTGTGTGACAAGCGGCATTACCCCAGCTGCACCTCAATCACGCTGACGTCGAAGGTGGTGACATGAGCCTGTTACCGCACAACGCCACCCAGCTGGAGCGCGCCCTGGAGGCGGCCGCCGACCTTGGCCTTGACCCGGACATTATCCGGGGCGTGGCCGACTCGGCGCGCTGCCCGCCGAACTTCCTGCCCTGGCTGGCCTGGGCGTGGAAGGTTGAGGGCTGGGAAGCGGCCTACACCGACGAGCAGCGCCGCGCGCTGATCCGCGAGGCGATCCCGATTCACAAGACCAAGGGCACGGTCGGCGCGATTCGGCGTGTGCTTAAGGCGGTTCGGGTCAACGCGGATTACAAGGAATGGCGCGAGATTCCCAACGCGGCGCCGTACACGTTTCAGATCACGGCCTGGGCCAACGATAACCGGCCGGGCGAAGGCTCGATCATTTCGCCGCAGCTGGAGGAGCGCTTGCGTGCCCTGGTCGATGCGACAAAGAACGAGCGCAGCCACTACACCTTTCGGCTCGGTGCCCGGTTCGACGGTGGCCTGGTGGCCGCCGGGGCCAGTCAGGGGCAACTGCTGCACCGCAAAACGGTGGAGCCTGCGCCCGTTCCGGTTGACCCCTCGGCGCAGGCCCTGCAGTTCGCTAACGCCACTCAGGCGCGGGGGCTACACCGGCAGACGATGGAAATGCCGGTGGTGCCGATTCCGCTTTCTGAGCAGTCGCTGTTGCTGGCCAACGTTACCCATGCGCGCGCTGTCACTCGGGGTTATGCCGAGGCGCAGCCCGTCCCGATCCATGCAGCGGCCACCGTATCGGTCGCCAATGCGCTGCGTACCCGTATCGTCGTGCGGGGCACGATGGAGGCTGTTTTATGAGTACCCCTTTACAACCGGTGATCACCAAGAAAGGTCTGGCGGCGGTCTGGAATGCCACCAGCACCGGCCTTTCTGCCGAGATCACCCACATTGCACTCGGCACGTCGGGCTACACCCCGACCAACGAGCAAACCGGCTTGCGTGCCCAGGTGGCCAAGTACCCCATTGCCGGTGGTGAGCGGTTGAGTGACAGCCTGATTCACATCACCGCCATCGCTGATGGCCCGGCCGCGTTCTGGGTGCGTGAAATCGGCTTTCTGTTAGCCGATGGCACGCTGTTGGCGGTCTGGTCGCATGCGACTGACGCGCTGACCTACAAACCGGCCAATACCGATCTGCTGCTGGCCTATGACCTGTCCTTGACGGCGCTGCCGGCGGATAGCGTCACCATCGTCAGCAGCCCGGCGGGCCTGAACCTGTCTTTGGCGGCGCCATTGGCGGCCATGGCCAGTGCCCTGGTCGGTGAGCAGCTGCGCAGCCTGCAGCAGCAAGATCAGATCACCGATCTGGCCCGGCAGCAGCAAAGCACCGCCGAGCAGATGGCACGCCAGGTTGCCAGCCTTGCCGAGCGTCAGGGCACGGCCGAGTACCGGCATGCGGTCGACCATGAGGGAGCGCTGGCTGTCGGCATTCGCGCGGTCGAGGCGGTGCTTAGCGAGCAACTGCGCAGCCTAGGCCTGCAAGATCAGATCGACTTGCTCACCCGACAGTTGCGGCTGGTGATCGAGCAAGCCGACTGGCGAGACGTGCGCCTGGCGACGGCTGAACGTCGGCATGAGGTCGACCACGAAGGCCTGCGCAGCATGGGTATCGCTGTCGCAGAAGCCACCCTTTCCACCCAAACCCAACTGACCCAACACATCAACGGAGCATAAGATCCTATGAGTCTCGAAACTGAAATCGCTGGCCTCACCAGCAAGGCCACCGCGCTGCTCGACTACTTCACCACCTTCAAAAGCGCGGCCGCCAAGGCTATTGCCGATGCGGTTACCGCTGCGCCGGCTATCTCGCGCACCTTCTACATCAACCCGCTGACCGGTGACGACAACGCCCTGGGCAACGCGGACACGCCACTCAAAACCCTCGGCCGCGCTGTTGCAGCAACACCGAGCGGCGGTATGGGTGATTACATCCTGCAGGGCGACTACACCCACACTGAGGCGCTCTCGGTAGGCAGCCGCCGCATCATCATTCGCGGTGACATTGCGGATAGCAAAGTCCGAAAGCTCATCTTGAACGAGTACCTGGGCACCAATGGCATGAAGCGGTTCGGTGGGGTCCAGATCAACATGGGCGGTTCGGTTGACTTCGCCGATATGACCGTCTCGCTGCCCGATTCCGCGGGTGGTCTGTCGGCGGCCCAGGATGCGTTCTACTCGATGTTCTATGCCGGCGGCAGCAAGCTGCCAGGTTTCATTCCGATCAAGCTGTACAACGTTGAGTTTGCCCTGCGTGGCACATTCACCGGCAAGATTGTTGGTTCTGGCCTCCCTTGCGTGTCGCTGAGTGCAGTGAACTGCACCATTCCTGCGGCGCTTGAGGGTTACCTGGTTCAAGGCGTGACGGCCGGCAAGGACCCGAACACCATTCCTTGGCTGACAACCAACATCACCAAGCTCTAACCCTTCTGAACCTGAGGTCATCATGCGTAAAGACAACCTGAACGTGACGTTCAACGGCAACAACTACAACGGCTTTGAATTCGCTTTGCTGCCGCTCGGTGCAGCACGACTGTGTGCGGCCCAGCAGATCGAAGACGCGGCCGACAATGCCCGTGTCGCGGTGGTCGGCAACTCGCTGCGTGTGGTCGAATACCAGCTTGCCGAGCAAGAAGCCCAAGCCTTCCAAGCAGCTGGCTTCGAGGGCGAGGTGCCCGCCACCGTCCAGGCGTGGGTCGACGCGGCCGGTCTTGAGCCGCAAGCCGCCGCCGAGAACATCTTGGCCGAGGCTGCCAAGTGGAAAGAGGCCCTTTATGCGATTCGCGCTGCCCGCTTGAAGGGCAAGCTGCAGGCGCTCAAGGCGGCCACTCACGACGAGGCCGAGGCCATTGCCGACGCGGCCATTGCCGCGATCAATGCCAGCGTGGTCGGTGTCGGCAACGCCTGACCCATAACCCGCCTTCCTTGAGCGCCCCGACTGTCGGGGCGTTTTCGTTTCTGCAGGGCCGCCAAGCGCGGCCCTTGTCTTATCTGGAGCCCACATGGCTGGATTCTTTCACGGCGTTACCGTAACGAACGTCGACACCGGCGCGCGTAGCATCGCGTTGCCTTCGTCCTCGATCATTGGCCTGGTCGACACCTTCACCGAGGGCGCGGGCGCGACGGCCAAGTACAACGACCTGGTGCTGATCACCAACGAGCGCGAGGCGGTCGCCGCGTTCGGCGAGGCCTCGGCCATCACCAAGGCCTGTCGGGCCATCTACACCCGCGCCAAGGCGGTGATCGTCTGCTGTGGCGTGGCCAAAGCGGTCGACGCGGCCGCACAAACCTCCTCGATCATTGGCGGCGTGTTGGCCAGCGGCAAGCGTACCGGCCTGCAGGCGCTGCTCGACGGCAAAAGCCGTTTCAACGCCCAGCCGCGCTTGATTGTCGCGCCCAAGCACAGCGCGACCCAGGCGGTGGCCACCGCGATGGATGCACTGGCCGGTAAGTTACGTGCTGTAGCCATCATCGACGGCCCCGGTACCACCGATGAGGCCGCCACGACCTACGCCAAAAGCTTCGGCTCCAAGCGTTTGTTCATGGTCGACCCTGGTGTGCAGGTGTGGGACACCACCAGTAACGGCACCGTCGATCAGCCCGGCTCGGCCTGGGTGGCGGGCTTGTTTGCTTGGACCGATACCGAATACGGCTTCTGGGCTTCGCCGTCCAACAAGGAGTTCGTCGGAATCACCGGCACCACCCGCTCGGTCGAGTTCCTGGACGGCGACGACACCTGCCGGGCCAACCTGCTGAACAACGCCAATATCGCGACCATCATCCGCGACGACGGCTATCGCCTGTGGGGCAACCGCACTCTGTCCAGTGATGTGAAATGGGCGTTCGTCACCCGCGTGCGGACCATGGATATCGTCATGGACGCGATCCTTTACGGCCACAAGTGGGCGGTTGACCGCTCGATCACCGCGACCTACGTCAAGGACGTGACCGAGGGCCTGCAGGCGTTCATGCGCGACCTGAAGAACCAGGGCGCAATCATCAACTTCGAGGTCTACGCCGACCCGGTGCTCAACACGGCCAGCCAGCTGGAGCAGGGCAAGGTGTACTGGAACATCCGTTTCACTGACGTGCCGCCGGCCGAAAACCCCAACTTCCGCGTCGAGGTCACCAATCAGTGGTTGACCGAAGTGCTCAACGCTGCCGCTTAAGGAGGCCCCGACATGGCATTCATTCCCCAAATTCTCGCCAACACCAACTTGTTCGTGGATGGCAAAAGCTTTCAGGGCGATGTGCCCAGCCTGACCCTACCCAAGCTAACCCTCAAGACGGAAGAGTATCGCCCCGGCGGCATGGATATGCCGATTGAAATGGACGTGGGTATGGAGAAGATGGAAGCCAACTTCACCACCACCGGCGTGCGCAAGGACTCGCTCAAGTTCTTCGGCCTGGCTGACGGCAACGCCTTCAACGGCGTATTCCGTGGTTCGTTCAAGATCCAGAAAGGCGAAACCCTCGCGGTCGTGGTCACCCTGCGCGGCACCCTGAAAGAGCTGGATATGGGCGACTGGAAGGCCGGCGACAAGGCCGAACTCAAGCACGGCATTGCTGTGACCTATTACAAGCTCGAGGTCGGCGGCGAGGTCATCTACGAGATTGACCCGGTCGGCATGAAGCGTGTCATCAACGGCACCGACCAACTGGCCAGCCAGCGCGCCGACCTCGGCCTGTAACCCACTTTCCCCTCACAACCTTTCCGAATCAAGGACACCCTTTCATGAGCAAGCCAGCCCCGAAGTTTCTGACCCTGACCGCTGAAAACGTCACCGTTCGCCTGTCCAAACCCACCACCCTCAATGGTGTTGATCAGGCCACCATCACCCTGCGCGCGCCGACCGTGAAGGATATCCGCAGCGCTGGGCAGACCTCGGACGGCGACGATGCGCAGCGCGAAATGAACCTGTTCGCGTCCCTGGCTGAGGTCGGCGTCAAGGACCTGGAAGGCCTCACCTACAAGGACTACAACCGCATCGCCACCGGTTACAACTTTCTGGTGCAAGACGACGAACTGTAATCCCCAGTCGCTTAAGCACGCTGCCAAGCGTCTCGCGGCCGAGCTGCATTTCTCGGCCGCTGAAATCATGACCATGTCGTATGCCGACATGGTCTGGTGGCTTACCGATTGAGCTTGCACAGGGGGTAACCGATGGCAGGCAAGGTAGCGTTATCGCTGGTAATCGGCGGCGCCGTCGCGTCTTCGCTTGGCGCCGCGTTCAAGACCGCCGAAAGCGGCATCCAGAAGCTGGAAGCCAAGGGCAACAAGGCCAAGGTGCTGAAAAGCACCATTGGTGAAACCATCAAGCTGCGCGAGGAATGGAAGCGCGCGCACGACAGTGGCGCGGCCGGTGCCGACAAGCTGCAGCGCAAACTGGACAGCAACCTGGATGCCTTGCGCAAGCAGGGTGTCGAGGTCGGCAGGCTTGGCCGCGAGTATCAGCGCCTCGGGCGTGAGGCCAAGGCCGCCGATCTGCAGCTCAAGGGTCACCAGCAGCTGCAGGCGGGCAAGGAATCGCTCAAGTCGAATATCGGCAGGGCAGTGGTGGCTACGGGCGCCGCTGCTGTACCGACGATGATCAGCGCGAACTATCAAGCGATCATCCGTGACATTGCGATCAAGGCTGATATTGCCAACAAGCCCGAAGAGCAGCAGCTTACCCGAACGGTGATCGGCACGGCCAAAGACACGGGTATGTCACGCAATGACGTGGCTGACCTGGTCAACCAGCTGGTCGGCGCCGGCATGGAGCTGGACAAGGCGCTGTCGTATGCGCCGGTCGCGGCCAAGTTCGCGGTCGGTCAAGGTGCCTCGGGCGTCGACACCGCGTCGATGATCCAGGCGCTGGAGCAGAACGCCAAAATCAGCGATCCGAAGGTGATGCAGCAGGCGCTGGAGGCTATCGCCTACCAAGGCCAGGCGGGCAGCTTCGAGGCCAGCGACATGGCCAAGTGGTTCCCCCAGCTGCTGGCCGGCATGGAGAAAAACGGCATCACCGGGCTGGATGCGGTGACCTCGCTGGGTTCCATGCTGCAGGTCCAGATGAAGGCCGCCGGCAGTTCCGACGAAGCGGCGAACAACTTCAAGAACTGGATGGAGAAGATTGGCGCCGGCGATATCAAGAAGGCTTACAGCGATGTCGGCATTGATTATCAGGCGTCACTGAATACCGGCCTGCAGAAGGGCATGAACGTCATTGAGGCGTCCATGGCCCTGGCCATGCGTTACGTCGAGAAGACCGACCCGGCCAAGGCCAAGCAGATCAAGGACGCCCAGGCCAAGATCGACAAGGAGGTCGACCCGGAGAAGGCCAAGGCGGCGCTGGAAGCCCTGGAGAAGACCCTGCGCACCGGCGATATCTTCGCCGACATGCAGGTCAAGGCCGCGCTCACTGCCTACGGGCAGAACCGGGGCCTGTACGAAGAACTCAAGGCCGACTCCAAGAAGGCCTCGGGCATCCTCGACAAGAACCTGGCTGAGCGCCGCGAGACATCGGCGCAGCAGTGGGCCGAGCTGGGCCAGGCGGTGGACGATTCAATGCGCAGCATTGGCGATGCCATCCGCCCGGCCACCGACATGGCGGCGCAGGGGCTGACGAAGGTCGCCCGTGGTATCACCTCGCTGTCGGATCAGTTCCCGTCGATCGCCATGGGGATTGGCGGCATTACGGCGGCGGTAATTGCATTCCTGAGTGCCCGCAGTGCGCTGCGTGTCGGGCGCGGGGTGTTCAACATCGCCATGGGGCGCGGCCTGGAAGGGCTCGCGGGCCGCGCCGGTAAGGCCGAGCGGGCGCCGATCAAATTGCCCAAGACCGGCAGCAAGGTAGTCGACACCGGCTTGGGGCTGCTGGGCAAGGTGTTTTCGCCGGGTTCGCAAGGGCCTGGCCAAGCCGATGATCCCGGCGGAGCTGCCAATGACCCGCAGCGCGTTTTCGTGGTCAACGCCGATGCAATAGGCGGGATTGGCAGTAGCGTTGCAAATAGCGGCCCTGCAGGGCCTGCAAAGGGTAGTCGCAGAAGTCGGCGCCGGGAGCGTCGGCGCGCTGCCCGGCAGGGCGCCCCGGTGCGGCCTGCGCCGGCCGTCGAGGCCCCCAAGCCGGCCAAGGCTGCCGTGGCCAAGGTTCGGGCGTTGCCTGCAGCGTCGTCGGCCCTTACCGCCACCGATGACCTAGGCAAGGTAGCGCGCTCGGTGCGGGGCCTAACCCGCCTGACCAAGCGCCTGCCAGGTGGCAATATCATCGATGCCGGTACGGTTGCGATCGATGTCGCGCTAAACGCTGAGACCAAGGACGAAAAGGCTGAGGGTTATGGCGGGGCCGCCGGCAGTCTGGCGGGTACCCTTGCCGGTGCTGCAGCCGGGGCGGCCATTGGCTCCATGGTGCCGGTGATCGGTACCGCCGTGGGCGGCGCGGTCGGCGCCGTCCTGGGCGGCATGGGTGGCGAGTCCTTTGGGGGCTGGCTGGGCAAACGCTGGTTCGGTGACGAGCCGGCCGACGATCAAGCCGAGCCGGAATCGCCGCCGGCACTGGGTGAAGCGTTACGCGTAACAGTGATGCCAGCCAAGGAAGTCGAGCCTAAGCCCGCCACGGCTTCGGTCAAGGCTGATCCGGCAGTGTCGTATGACCCGCGCGACCCGGCATCGAAAGACCCGTTCGTGTTGCCGACACTCGCGGCCGACAAGGTGCGTTTCCCAGGTGCTGATCTGGTGCGGCCACCGGCCAACCCTGAGTCGCCGGTAGATCCTGCAGCACCGGAGGCACAACCCGAGCCGTCGGTGCCCAAGCTGGGCGATACGGTGGGGGAGGTGGCCAGCCCGGCGCCGGTGGAGCCAGCGGTGTCGTATGACCCGCGTGACCCAGCGTCGAAAGATCCGTTCCTGCTGCCGGCGTTGACGTCTGGCAAGATGCGGTTCCCCGGTGCTGGTCTGGTGCGGCCGCAGGCTCTACCCGAGGTCCCTGCAGCGCCCGAGGCGCAGCCCGAACCGCCTACGCCGAAGTTGGGCGATACGGTGCGGGACGCGACCGTGCCGGCGCCGGTAGAGCCGGCAGTTTCGTATGACCCGCGCGACCCCGCGTCGAAAGACCCGTTCCTGTTGCCGGCGCTGACCGCCAACAAGGTGCGGTTCCCTGGTGCTGGACTGGTACGGCCGCCGGCCGAGCCCGAGCCGCCGGCACCCAAACTGGGGGCTGCGGTGCGGGAAGCAGCACCGGTCCCGGTACCGGCCAAGCCCGAGGTGTCGTATGACCCGCGCGATCCGGCGTCGAAAGATCCGTTTCTGTTGCCCGCCCTGACGGCCAACAAGGTGCGCTTCCCAAGCGCCGACCTGGTGCGGCCGCAGCCTCAACCCGAGCCACAGGCCGTACTGGGTGATGTGGTGCGCGAGATGGCCAAGGCCGCGCCGCCTGCGGCCAAACTGCCCGAGGTGGCCCCGGCCGCCAAGGCAGCCGAACCGCCACCGGCGCCGAAGGTGGACAACACGTTCACATTCGCCCCGGTCATGCCGCTCACTGTCCACGGCGATGTTAAAGACCCAAACCAATTGCTGAGCGAAATGGCAAACGGTATGCGCGGGCTGTTTGACGCCTGGCAGCGCGAGGTGGCTGCGCGCACGTCCTCGGCGCAGCTGTTCGATCAACCCCACGTTTAAGGAGGGCCAATGGCTTACATGGAGCTGCTGGAGTCGTCACTGTCCAGCCTGGTTGCAGCGGGGGAGGCCGGACGAAAAAGCGCCGACGGCATGCTGGTACCGCTCAACGGCGCTATCAGCAGCATTACCGGTGCTGCGTCCGAACTGGAGAGCATCCCGTTTCTACCGCCTGAGATGGGCGCCAAGGCAGGCCGCTTGGTGCGGAGCATCGGCGTGGCGCAAGCCCGTGTCGGGCAAGTGACGTCGATGTACAGCCGCGCTGTATCGGGCGTCAGTCAGGTGCAAGAACGCCTCGGCACGTTCAAGCAGATGGCCAGCAAGGTGTCGTCGGAGGTCGGCAGAGTGGCTGGCAAAATCAGTCCCTCGCTGTCCAACATCCTGCCCAGTGGTGGGCTGTTGGCCTCGGCCACGCCGACACCGGAGGCTGTGGCACCGTTCCCGCACCTGCTGATCATCCAGCCGCATGAGCCCAACGAGCAGCCCTACTACTTCAACCTCGGCACGGCCGCGTTTGACGAGCTACGCCGGCAGGCGTCGTTTCGTTGGCAGGGCCAGGAGCGGTTGCGCCGGAGCACGGCGCAGCAGGCCGTGGGCCTGGGTGAGGAAAAGATCACGCTCAAGGGTGCGATCTTCCCGAACCAAAAGGCCGGGCTCAAGCAGCTCAACACCTTGCGTTCCATCGGCCGCAACCTGCGCGCGCTTAACCTGGTGACGGGCTACGGCGAGGTACTTGGCGACTGGTGCCTGGTCAGTGTCGAGGAAGAACAAAGCCACCTGCTGGCAGGCGGTATCCCCCGAAAACAAGGCTTCACCCTGGAGTTTGTGAGCTATGGCAACGACCTGCAGAACGTCTGACGGGGATCTGCTCGATGTGATCTGTCAGCACCATTACGGGCACCTCAACGCCACCGTCGAGGCTGTGCTCGATGCCAACCCGGATCTGGCCAGGCAGGCGCAGCCATACCGCGCCGGCCTGCTGATCCTGCTGCCGGATCTCCCGGCCCCGGCGGTCGAGCTGCTGCAGCTGTTCGGCTAAACCGCGTTACGCGTAACAAACCCCGCCCCGTGCGGGGTTTTGCATTTCTGGAGCCTGCATGAAACCCACGTATCAAATCGTCGCGGATGGCAACGACATCACCGCGCTGATCAATGACCGCCTGTTGCTGCTGCGCACCTCGGACAAGCCCGGCATGGAGTCGGACGAGTTCGAGTTGCGCATTGACGACCGCGACCAGGCCGTTGCGCTGCCGGCGCGCGGTAGCAACGTGGTGGTGATGATGGGCTACGAGGGACAAGGACTGACCCGCTTGGGGGCCTACACCGTCGACGAGGTGGAGCTGAGCGGGCCGCCCGACACCATCGTGATTCGCGGCAAGGCCAGCGACATGCGCGGCAGCGGCAAGACCGTGCGCAGCGGCAGCTGGGAGAACGTGCCGCTGTCGCAGATCGTCGGCGAAATCGCCAAGCGTAACGGCTGGGAGGTGTCTTGCCCGGTCGACACCAAGGTCGAGCGCGTCGACCAGCGCAACGAGTCGGATTACAACTTTGTCACCCGCCTAGCCAAGCAGTACGACTGCACCGCCAAGGTGGCCGAAAGCAAGCTGCTGGTGATGCCGCGCCAAGGCGGGCAAAGCACCACCGGTAAGGCGCTGGCGGTCATCACCATCAACAAGACGGACGTTTCCCGCTACCAGTTCCGTCTCGGTGATCGCAATTCACAGAAGGCGGTGAAGACCCAGCACCAAGACCCGAAGACCGGCAAGTTACAGGTGGTCGAGCTGGCCAACGACGAGTCGCCGGACGGCCTGCCGCCGGTGCACACCGACCGTCACGTCTACCCCAACAAAACCGCCGCCCAGCAGGCCGCTAAGGCGCGCCTGGCCGCGTTCAACCGCAGCACGGCCGGCGTGCGTCTGGAAATGCCCGGACGCACCGACCTGTTTGCCGAGCGCTCGATCAACGCCCAGGGCTTCAAGCCGGGGCTCGATGGCGAGTACCTGGTGGACGGCGTCGAGCAGGTATTCACCCAGTCCGGCTGGAGCACGACGGTGGAGTGCAACGGCGGCAAGAAGGGCAAGGCCAAGGCCTCGGGCAAGAAAAAGAAAGACACCAAGCCGCTCGCGGTTGAGCAGCTGTAACCCTACGGCCGCACGCGGCCATCACTGGAGCAAGCAATGGCACTATCCATTCAGCAACTGCAGCAGATCCTCCCGAACGCCGGCCCGAAAGCCGGCGTTTTTGCACCCGTCCTCAATGCCGCCATGGGCAAGTTCGGCATCGTCACGCCGGCACGGCAGGCGGCGTTTATCGCCCAGATCGGCCATGAGTCTGGCCAGCTGCGTTACGTGCGCGAGCTGGGCAACGACAAGTACCTGGCCAAGTACGACACCGGCCCGCTTGCGGCGCGCCTCGGCAACACCCCGGCGGCTGATGGCGATGGCCAGCGGTACCGTGGCCGTGGACTTATTCAGATCACCGGCCGCGACAACTACGAGGCCTGCAGCGAAGCGCTGTTCGGTGACAGCCGCTTGCTCAACACTCCAGACCTGCTCGAGCAGCCCGTCTACGCCTCACTGTCAGCCGGCTGGTACTGGCAGCGGGCAGGGCTTAATAGCCTGGCTGACAAGGTGCTGCAGGCCGATGACTCGGTGTTCGAGTCGATCACTCGCCGTATCAACGGCGGCCTGAATGGGTTGAGGGATCGCCAGGCGCTCTACAAGCGTGCGCTTGAGGTGCTGCAGCAATGCCGCTGAACTGGCGTATCGCGTTTCTGGGTGTTGCGGTGGGGCTCTATGTCGGCGGGCGAGGGGCCTGGTTGTGGCAGGCCAGCGAGTACGGAAAGCAGGTGGCTGAGCAGGCTGCCGGTTATGTCCAGCAATTGGCGGACAGTGATCGGGCTCACGGCCGAGAGCGTGAGGAGGCTGCAGCTGCGGCCCTGAAGCAGTTGGCGGAGCAGAAAAGTCAGCGACAAGCCCTGGAAGATCGCCTGCAGGAGCAGGGCAAAACACATTGGAAGGAAATGAACGATGCACAACAGACTCAAGATCGGCTGCGTGACAGGCTGGCTAATGCTGACTTGCGGCTGTCAGTCCTTGTCGACGCCGGAGCCTTTGCCGCCTCGGGTGGTGACGGTGGGATGCGAGAAGCCGCCGGCACCGGAGGCGTGGTTCATGGCGCCTTACGCGCCCGACTTGACCCAGCGCATGCTCAACGAATTATCGGCATTACCGACATCGGTGATCGAGGACTGATCGCACTGCAGGCCTGCCAGGCCTACGTCCGCGAAGTCACCAAATGAAAAGAGGCGAGCCGGGTAGATGCGTCAACATCCAGCCCGGCCCGCCGAACCCGCAGACCCTTCCTGCAAGTCCAGCCGTAGCCTCTGCCTTGTGCACAAAGCGCGGCGAGCCTAACACCTGTTTATTCATACAGTAAAGACTTGCATATATATGACCTCTCCTATCATTCCCTGGATGGGTGGCAAACGCCGCCTGGCCGACCGCCTGATCCCACTCTTTCCCCCTCATGAATGCTATGTCGAAGTCTTCGCCGGCGGTGCCGCGTTGTTCTTCATGCGTCCCCAGCCCGCACCGGTGGAGGTACTGAACGATCTCAACGGTGACCTGGTCACCCTCTACCGCGTTGTGCAGAACCACCTGGAGGAGTTCGTCCGCCAGTTCAAATGGGCGCTCAGCTCCCGCCAGATTTTCGAGTGGCAGAAGATGACGCGGCCTGAAACCCTTACCGATATTCAGCGTGCGGCGCGGTTCTTCTACCTGCAACAGCACGCGTTCGGCGGTAAGGTCACTGGACAGACGTTCGGTACCGCGACCACTGGGCCGGCCATTAACCTGCTGCGCATCGAGGAGAACCTCTCCGCAGCGTGGCAGCGCCTCGCCGGCACCTACGTTGAGAACCTATCGTGGCTCGCCTGCGCTGAGCGCTATGATCGAGCACACACGTTCTTCTACATGGACCCGCCTTACTGGCAGACCGTTGGCTACGGTGTGGACTTTCCGTTCGAAGAGTACGAACGCATGGCGGACTTCATGCGCCGCTGCAAGGGCAAGGTGATGGTCAGTATCAACGACCACCCGGACATCCGGCTCGCCTTCGAGGGCTTCCACTTCGAATGCTTAGACATCCGCTACAGCAACACAAACCAGCGACAGTGCAAGGCAGAGGTAACCGGCGAGTTAGTGATCATGAACTGGCAGCCAGCATCGCTTGGTAGCTTGTTCTGATTGCCAAACGCATCCTTGCCCAAGGGCAGTATCAAGAGCATCGCCGCGCAGCGGAACGACCTGAGTTGAGCAAGACCTACAAAACGCAGTCCCCTGATCTAAGAGCTGTCGAAGGAGGGCAGTTCATGATCAGTCCGTGTACGCTCGGGGTGCTTGCCAAAAATAATGTTCACCTATATAAAATGATGGTAATCATCTTAAATGCCAATTAGTGACATGGAGGTGGCAATGACAGATCTAATTTCGGTGCCGGTTTTGGTTCAGAAGACCGCCAAGCCATTAAGTTCAGGTGATGGAAAGTCCGATTTGGTCTGTCAGTGCGGGCAGGTATTAATAGTTGGGTATCAGTCTCGGCAGTATGTCGGTCTTGGATTCGAATGCTCTCAGTGTTCTGAGCTTACGCTAAGTGAGGAGTGGCCGGTAGGAGAGCCGTTGCCTAAGCTACTGCTTACTTTCCCCCTAGGACGATACCCTATGGGTGACACTGTAGATGTTCGCGGTGATTGGGGTATAGCGAGTGAGAGTGAAGTTAGTCGGATTAAAGCGTTGACGACAATTCGGCCGGATGATACAGGTTCACTAGATCTCGGGCAAGACGCTCTCAACGCTATAGAGCTGAGGATTAATGATCTTAGTTCAGGTGAGATGCTAAAAGCTTCCCGGCGCGCCAAGCAGGCAGTAGCTAGCGGTAACGAATTTTTCCTACGTTCTAACCTGGCTTGGGCAATTGAGCATATAAGAGGTTGTCACATAAAAGGTGAAATTGATTTGGGAAGTGAGAAAACTCAAGCAGCCCTAACCTTTTTACAGGTATCAAAACACCTCATGGCCCGCTGGGCGCATCATCCGTTGTTTGCTCTGATTTCGAAATCCATTGTATTGGAGTACCCCCATACCGTCGCGCAGCTTTTAGCTGCTTCCCACCTTCAGGACTCAGGAAACAGTATTGGTTTTAACGATCATGCTAAGTTCTCCGTGCAGTCGCCTGACTTGTTCATTAATGTTAACTTCGCGGAAACGATATCGCTTGAGGTCAAGGCCCCTGCGGAGCTACAGTGGCCTTCAAAGTGTCCCTCCCTCGCCGAGATGGAGCGATTGCTTATAAAGCAGATTCGCAACGCAAGCAAGCAAATTACCGGAGAATGGGGTGGGGTAGTAATCATTGGGGCTTCATGGGCAGGTAATGAAGGTCATTCGATTTTAGTCCAGGCGATGAAAAGATTAGACGCCCGAAAGAAAATATCCTCCAGAGTAGCAGGAGTGGCTGCCGTATCGACTAACGTTCTCGGGCATCAATGGCATCCAAAAGGAGGCGTTATTTGTTCTGAGCTTGTATGTAAGGTCGACATTCAACTTAACTCGGCATTCTTGGGTGAGCAATTTTTAATAGTGTAAATTTATCTGTAGGAGAGTCAGGTCGCAATAAGGTTTCGATCGATGCCAATCTAAGCCCATGCACACGCAGATGCCAGAATAAGAAAAGGCACCCAAACCCCTCTATTGTGGGCCTTGGGTGCCTTTTCCTGTTCCTACTGCAGCGCAATCGGTGTGTATAGTTTTACGGATCTGAAACCGGAGGTACAGTGTTGAGCTTGACGCTTTTGTTGTGTACAAGCCCAATGAAATCAAGGTAGCGCCAGTCCGTGTTTTTCTTTAAATGCTGTGCAGGCGTCTCTAACTGCGATTGCAGTGTCTCGTGCCGCTCTACTGTTTTGAATGTCGTCGGTGTATCTTTGAGCTGTCGGTATAACTGGGTGTACCAAGTTTCGGCTTTTTCGAAGATGGGATACGCGCTTGTTTAGGTTTTTATCTATGGCGCCGATTTGCGTGCTCTTCTCGATTAGCCATTTAAAGTCGAAACGGTATTTCATGATGGCAGGTTTATTTTTGATGGTTGAAAATAAACCGCCACTTTCCCAGTCAATAGGATTGTTTTTGACGTCTCTGCTGGGACGTGCGTCGATGGGCAAGTTATTGGCTCCAACCGACTGAATTAAATCCAGAAGAATAGCTTCGCATACGGCGCCATATTCAATTATTTGTGTTCTAACAATTCCTTTGCGTTCGTGCTCGCCAAGCAATGAGCCTTTGCCTAGTAAGTAAGCTATTCGTGCAGACTTTGCTGAGAACTTAGCTGACTCTCTGAGGTTCTGAGAAAATATAGAGGTGGTGAGTGATGATCCGTCATCTTGCTTCAAGTAAGTATCCAAATACTTTCTGGTTGAATTTAAGATGATCTGTCCTATGTCTGAATAACTTTCCTTAGCAAATTCAAAATCGGGCTTGTGAGTCTTGGCGTTTTTACCCAGTGCGCCTTGGATTTTTTTTATCACGTTCTGAATCCCTTCTTGTTCAACTGAAAATGACTGGCAGGCAATGGCAGTCTGAGATTCTACCAATTGCTGCCCTCTGCACCACTTATTCGTGGCACATGGCCAGCTATGATAGCGATGGTGCGGGTCGATGACAATCGAGGGGAGCAGGAACGCCGAATTATTGTTGTGTGCGGTAGGCCGTGTTCAGGGATGAGTATAGCTTCTCCCTTCCTTCCAGAATTCTCTTGCGCCAAGCCTCTAGCTCGGTCACCTTTATTTCATCGTTGTACACAGATGCGTACCGTTAGTGGTCAGAGATCACTTGTCCATACTCCCTCAGGGACTCCTGTTGATCTTTATACCCCATTAGCAAAAGCCTTCCCTCGCTGTTAGTCAACTCTTTGAAAAGGTGGAACAGCTCGCTGCGGTACTCAGCTATCAGTTTGACTTTTTCGGACGTAGTCTCATCCCCCCGTTCGGTGATCCTTGTCCAATCAACAGTATGTGCCCAGTGCTTGAGCAACGAGTGAGTTGCCTCTTCAGCACTGAGGGTGATGCTCTCAAGCATCTCTACGTTTTTAGCATAGCGTTCTTTCTCCAGGGTTCTGGTATGGCTATGGCGGTTGTTTACAAACGTTGCGATGCCTGTAACTGCGGCACCTAAGCCAATTTTCACCGCTGTATCGACTATCTCAAGCCAGGTTGTAGGCAC